ATGTTAGAAGTCATGCTCATTACAGGTATCTCAACAGTCGTTGGCGTTATCTTTATTATGGCAAAAGCAGGTTTGAGGAAATGCCTGGAGCATGACCTTCTCATTGACATAGCAGTCACAGCACTGTTGATTTATGTATTCTCAGGCTCAACCACAGGTATTGTGACAGGTGCGTTCACAGGTGGCCTCCTGTCACTTGTCCTGTTTCTCATCAAGAAAATTATATGAAAATATACGAAGCTGTATTTAACGAAAGTGCAGAATATCTAGACCCATTTAGAATGTTCTTTGCTTCCAAAAAAGAACTAGATAAATGGTCTAAAGAAAATTATGACAACCATGGTGAAGAGAACGCAGTATTTATTTCTAAGTTAAATATACCGACTAAGAAAAAAGATTTGATTCGTTTTCTAAATAATCATTTCCCAGAAGGTGGTGGATAATGTCTTACGACACCTGGAAACTTGCTACTCCAGAAGAGTTTTACAACTTGCCTGACGGTCCTTTAGATATCGTCAACTGCAAACAATGCAGTGATCCCATTGATATTTGGGACAAAGACGAATTTGAAGATTATCGAGCAAGAGGTTTTATTATTTGCGACTATTGCCACGAAATAAACGCTGAAGCTGAAAGTTGCTCTTGACATTGTAAAACCTATTGTAAATACTAGGCTTTTTAAGTTACGTTAATTAACTAAACAGCCATGAATCTAAAACAAGCATACGATTTTTACCAAGGTGTGCGGCTAAGTGAAGTCGCAAAAACGCTCAATGTATCTGAAGCATTTGTCTCTCAAGTGTTGTCAGGCAAAAGAAGTTCTGCATCAGTCACTACAGAACTGAGACAGAGAATTGAAAACCGCATTTCGGAGTTACGAAATAACCTATGTCAACAATGTTAGCCAAAGCAGAGTGGCACGTTCGGTGTCTGCTCAAACGTAGCCTCACACGTGACATCAAGTGTGTGGCAGATGAAATACTTCCTGGAGGACACAGGTTCTGGTTTTTACTGAATGATCGCATCAAATGCGTCTTAAACATTGAACCTAAAAAACAAGTTCACCTTTGGATGAACGATAAATGTTTGGCAATTGTTCCAATACACGATATTGGTGGAATTGATTACTACGACCATGAACGACTCAGAGCAGAATATTGCTGATCCATTGACGGATAAAAGAGGTCGGAGACTCGCCAAAGCAATCGAGCATCTGAATCGTTTATGGGAAGGTCCTCTCCCCCCTTTGGAGGCCGTAAGGGGGGATCGGGCCAAAACCTTCATTGATGAGTTAAATGACAGAAAGAACTAGCTTTTCACCAGACGATATTGTGTGCAGACGCAGTGGCATCGGTGGTTCTGACGCATCTGCAATCATGGGGCACAACAAACACAAAACCAAATATCAGTTAGCGAGAGAAAAGATTGGATTAGACACACCAGAAAACACTGAGAATGAGTTTACTCAGTGGGGCCACTGGATGGAGGAATGGTATTTACGCAAGTTTAATATCAGAAAACCCAAACAAACTTTCTTTTCCAACTTTGCCAATTACATGTATTGCCACCTTGATGGTTTCAAAAAAGGTGTGCTGTACGAAATCAAGGCTCCAGTATACGGACATCACAACCTTCATGTAGATGATTGGCGTGATTTGCCAATGCACTACATCTGGCAGTTGGTTCACAACGGCTTTGTTTACAAAACTCATGGTCAACGTGCCAAGAAACTAACCGATGTTGAGTTGGTTATTGTCATGGCTCCACAACCTATCAGCTATGTCATTCCTTGGGCTGATTTGGAGATAGAGCTTCTTGATAAGTATTTGGAAGTATCTGAGAAGTTCTGGATGGATTGTATCAATGACATCCTTCCTCCTCCTGAAACCAAAAACGATATGCGTTTGGCATATCCATCTGTCAACACCAACGAATATCCAGAAGCAACCAATGAAGAGTTGATCAATATCAAAACTCTGAATGATTTGAAGAATCAGAAAAAGAAAATCGATACAGAAATCGATACTTATTCCAACCTCATTCGTGGAGCAATCAAAGACTACGAAGGTCTGTCTCGAAACGGAGATATCGTTGCTTCCAACAAGTCATCCAAAACAGGCAATCGCCTTCTTAAAACCTTTCCAGTGACAAACAACAATGAGTTCTGAATTAGCAGTACAAGATACCAATGTCGTTGCTCTACACAGCCCTATGGACATGCCAGTCGAGCAGTTCAAGTCTGGTCTTGAGCAACGTGAAACCAACAGGCAAGCACTTCTTCAGTGGATTTCTAAAAACCTCAAAGAGGATGTGGACTACGGCATCATCCGCAACAAAAAATCTTTGTGGAAACCTGGTGCAGAAAAGATCTCAGGTATGCTCGGCATCAAGCGTGAGTATCCCAACATGGATCAGTATCAGCTTTCTGCATCAGAAGGTAAGGAACTGACTAACATCATCATTAAATGCGTGTTGCTCAACTCTGCTGGCATCCATGTCTCAGAGGGTCTGGGTGCACGTACCCTGCGTCAGGACGGTGGTGATCTTAATAAATGCATCAAGATGGCGGCTAAGAGTTCGTTCATTGACGCTACACTCAACATGTGTGGTTTGTCAGAGATCTTTACTCTGGATCTTGAAGACATGTTTCCTGATGAAGCCAAGTCCAAGCCTGCACCTAAACAAGAATCTAAACCAAAGCCTCAACCTAAAACTGATCAAACTAAGATCGAAGTAGACACCACTCCTGAGACCAGATTACAGGACTACATCAATAACAAACTTACCTTTGTCAACGATGACGGAGAAACCGTTATTGATCCAGGCATGGTTTCTACTGCCAAGGATATGGTCAATGAAGTTCAGGATTTGGAACAACTCAAGACCAAGTGGCTTTCGTTTCAGAAACTCTACAACGATGGCGTGCTTGATCAAAACAGTTGGGATCATGTTTGTAACATCAAAGATCTCATGAAGCTGACCTTGAAGTAATCGGCTGTGAGGTAGTCCAAATCTGATGCTCCTATCCTTAGCAGTCTTAAGTTCGGATAACGGATATCTAATGGTCCCAACATTACCATTAGGGGTTTAGTTTGCTTGGCCTAAAAACCGTGGCTACCTCACCTTCTATTAAAAAAATAACCAGTCATTGGAGACTGGAACTAAACATGGATCAGGTGTTTGCTTTAGACGATTTGTTAGACAAGTTTTTAAATGAAGAAATCAAAAAAAATCCTGAATGGTTTCACGGAATGGATATCCAAAATTTAAGTGAATCCCACAGGAAACTTATGTCACTCATTCAGAAAAGAATAGACCGAGGTGAAATCTAAATTAAAAGAATTGATTAAAATGGATCTGACCGACAGGCAACGTAGGATTCTGCTTGCAGAACATTGCCTGGGAATCTACGGAGTTCAGAACATTTCACGTGCCACAGGTATCTCAATCAACCATGTTTACAGTGAGTTAAGTAAGATGCGTCAGTCCCAAGTACGTAGTACGTACTCGGTACTAGGTGAGATAGATAATAAATTATATAATGATAATTTAGATTCTACTGTAGATAAATCATCTAATGATCAATCTATAGCAATTGAACATGTTCCTTCTAATGATCATAAATATAATAATGATTATTTAGATATATATAATAAATATCCTAAACGCACTGAGAAGATGCGTGGTGAGCGTGAATACAAAAAGCTCATCAAGAAAGGCTTCACCAAGGAGTTTCTTCTTCAGTGTGTGATGAACTATCTCGACTCAGGTACTACTGAGAAAGTTCGTGAACGTGATCCACAGTACATCAAGTCTCTTGCCGTGTTCTTCGGCAGGGATCAGCACTTCCTAGACTACCAGAAACAAGAAGAACCTATTCCTGAAGAACCTTACCAGGAAGAGGATAATTCCATTGCCAATCTATTGAACTGAAATGAGTGATTACGATCCTTTTGCGATTGTCCCATCACAGCATCCAGACGATAAGGAAGCGGTGCAACGCAAAGAAATGTTAGAAGCCATAGAGAAAGTACAAAACTTTCTTGAAGACTCTGATTACGTTCATGCCAAAAGCTTAGTCAATGCACTTGACGAGATTTATCACTACATCCAAGAACAAGATTACTGATGGGTTACAGCAAACTCAAAGATGCCATTGTCAATGCAAAGTCTGGTGACAACTGGTTTCTGGACCTTGTAAACAAAAAAGCTTCACCAGAAGCCAAAGAACGCATTGAAAAAGGAATAGCCACAAAACCATCTACATCGTTTTTTACAACAACTGATGGCAGAACTGTGCCCTTTTACACGGATGAAACAGGCATTGTCACTGTGTATGAGTCTGAACTGAAGAAGATGACCGAAGATAACAACCTTACTCGTTACGATGCACAGTTACGTGAATACGGCATTGCAGAGTACAGCAACGCCACATTTGACAATATCAACACCTACAAATTTCTTGGCAGGAAAGCACCAAGAGATTTGATTCCCATGTTTGACAACCGACCTTTTG